AGAGACCTGTAAAGGATGTATTGATTGCTAGGGTTTCAGATCCCCCAACAATATTAAAGGATCCACCAGATTTAATGTTTGCAGTAAATCTATCCATTTGGAATCCATAAGTAGGATCCGTGTTCGCACTACCATCGGTGTTAAAACCAGAAGTAGATCTGTCCTGCCAATACTTCAGAACAGAGGTTGTTTGATCATAAGAAATAACTCTTCCTACAGCAGTTGATCCAACTCCTATGGTTTGAGTAACAAAAGCATCTGCAGCAAATGTGGCAGTACTAGCACCAGCACCAGTCAATCTTAAAGCGTATACTGCACTTGCTTTATCTAATTCTAGATTCTCAGTAGATCCAAAAGCTTCAGGATTCTGAACAATTCCTACACGAGCAAATTCATTACCAGTTATGAAATCAGGATTTTCCGAGTCATTTTCAATACGAGAATAAACAAGAGCATTTTTTGCTCCTAACTCTCTATAAATGTCAGCACCATGTCCACCCTGAGGAGGAATGATAACATTGAAAGCAGCTGCACTTGTTCCTGTAGGAACTCCACCCTCTGCTAAATCTAATGTTCCAAAACTATAACCAGAACCACCCTTAGAAACAGTGACTGATTCAACTTTAGAACTACTGTTAATTACAACCGTTGCCTCTGCACCTTGACCGTCACCGTTAATAGGGACTTTTGTGTAAGTTTGATTAGCAGTTCCTAATCCAACACCCCTATTAGTAATAGTAACAATTTTCAATTGTCCACTAGTTGCTGCATTTTCTCTAACTGCTGCATCAGCACTATTAGTTGCCCAATCTGCAGGAACAGGCATGAAGTCTGTTGAATCAAATTTTACAATATCACCTGGTTTAATTGTATACAAATACTTCCATATATACCCATCTCCACTACTTCCTGCTGCTCTTGGTTCTAAATCAGTAAATGTGGGTTCATCTAATGAAGCCTTTCCCTCTGGATTATCAGGATCAGTTCCATTTTGAAGACAGATATAAACTTTAAAGTCAGAGTTTACGACAAAATAATTCGCAGCATATAAACTAATAGCATTAGAAGGTTTAGAGGGATTTTCTGCTTGAATATCATTTCTATACATGTCATAGGTAATGCCTGATGTCCATGCATTCTTCTTAACAACTTGCTTTACATCCGTCGTATCTACCTTTTTCAAGGCTATCATTGTATCCCAATATTCATTCTCCTGATTAAAACTATCTCTCGGATCAGGTGGAGTCGTATTCCAATCAGAGTCAACCTGCGTAGCATTAGGCAAACCAATCCATGTATAAAATGAATTAGTTGTTGAAGCTACGCTGGCAACAAAATCTTTAGTATTCAAAATACGAAGTTGATCAGTTATAATTGCAGCCATTTTGCGATAGTTTTTTTACTTATTTATCAAAGATTGTTAACTAGAATAATCTTGAGATTTTAGAGGGGTAACTCTATTTACCACTGCAGATGTGGAAATGCCAGTAAATCCATTTTGCGTGTATGCATTAAAGGATGTAACTGCTGTGCTAGGTCTAGCACCTAATGTTATTCTACCCCAAGAGAAGTTTCCAAACAATTCACTCACACCTACTCCCGATAAAGAATTGAAACTAGAAACACTTGTTGTGACTCTAGCAACATATGTATTAGCAATGCCAGGAGTAGAAGTCTCAGCAACTGAAACCGCAGCCACTTCATATACATTATCTAGGAAGGTAGTTCCTATTCCTAACACTGATCTATTCTGATAAATTGATGTTACTCCGTTTCCAATATTACTATTGGAGACTGTAAAGTAATATCCAGTTTGAATACCACTAATTGTAATAGCAGTTCCAACTATGGAAGTATCTCTTAAGTATGAATTAGTAGGAATAAACAAATCAAATACAATACCTGTGGATGCAACACCGACAGCTGTTGTAGCGATTCCTACAATCTCTCCAAAATCACCCTCATAAGTAGAAGAATCATTTATCTCTCTTGTTACAGTAGGAACTTCAATGAGAACCTCAGGAGGATTTGTATTAGTATATCCTGTGCCAGGAGACGTGACTGTTATGGAGGAAACCGCATCACCTGTAAGAGTAGATGTGGCAGATGCTCTTGTTGTGGTTCCTAAACCAACAGGAGTACCAATAATAACGTTAGGAGCAGCAGTATATCCTGTTCCACCCAAACTAACTGTAACAGCAGAGATCGTGCCAGCAGCAGATACAACCGCAGTGGCAGAGGCCCCTACAATATTATCCTGAGAAGTTATAGAAATCTTTTGAGTCTTAGCAGTGGTTTGATCTTCATTACTAGGATCAAAGAAGGTTCTTACACTCTCTACGAATATAACAGTTGAACCTACCCCTACAGATTGAATAATGAATGTAGTTGGTTGAATTAGTGCCTCTAATTCCTCACGACTCTTACTAACCACCTGTCCATTAATAATTTTGTCAGAACCCTGTTTACACCATGTAACTGGTCTCTTACAATTTGGATCACCATTAATACCAACCCCAGTGTATGCATTGGTATCTACAACATCACTTGCTACTACCTCTTTTACTAACCTGACCCCTTGCTCTATTGAATCAGCACATAAATTTTTATTACCTGCAATTTGTAAAGTATCTCCTTTTTTAACTGTCTCTAATGTATCTCTGAATATCACATCAGCATCACCACTTCCCTTATAGAACAGAATCTTGCAAGTATCACCACTAAATGATCCCTCAGTTTGTCTTCCTTTTGGAGCCTCAGAGAATGTTAGTATACTTCCATTTGTAAGAGTGTATCCTTCACCAGGCACTTGAAGAGTATCATTAACAAACACAAGAATGGTTGATTGAACATCAATATTAGATCCCTCTCTTGCTCTAATAGTAATTGGAGCACCGTCTTTTTTCAGAGTAAAGACTTTTTTAGTTCCATCAAATTCACTTTGAATCTTATCAAGAACTTCCAGTTGTCCAAATGTCCAACCAGCAAATGAATCACTAGCCACATCTTGTATAGTGATCTGGAATTCTTCAAAAGTTTTTGTTGGATCGGTAGGAATACCAGTCGTTCCCATCTTAGGAACAGTCAAGACTTGAGCATCAGCATATCCATAACCTAGATTTTTTATTTCAAAACTACTGACACTTGATCCCTGACCCACTACGATATCAACTGTAGCCTGTGTTCCTATTCCTGTGGCAGAATCAGCACTATAAACTAAAGGAATATTTGAATATGATAGTGGTTCATCAATTACAACATCAAGTTGTCTACTTACTGTTCCGCATCTAGAATAGAAATGAGTTCTAGTAGATACACCACTATTAATTGTAAATGAGGTAGTGCTACCCACAGTGAGAACTGTTGCCCCACTAGCAGCAGAATCAGTTCCACTAGCAGAATTGTTTATTTCTCTAGGTGCAATAAGTGCAGGTTGTATTGTACCACCTGATACGTAGAATGTGGGGACAGTTGATACACCTGCGTTTATAGTAAATTGTGTATCACTTGCAACACCAATAACAGCAGTTCCACAGAACGCAGGATCAGTTGTTCTTGGATATAAATGAGTAGATGCTCCATCATCTAATCCACAAGTAAATGCTAATCCTGTAAGCACTACATCACTGTTTTTTCCTGTTGTAGAAAGTCCATGAGCACCAGATGTGGTGACTGTCATGATACCTGTGATGTTGTCGTAAATGGCACTCTGAACGCCTACAGCAGGGAGGTAATCACATGTGAATGCAATTCCTGCTAACTTAACTTCTTGCCCTACTGCAAGACCGTGGGCTGTCGTTGTAGTGATTGTTGTGATACCAGTTGTAGAGGTATAACCAACATCAGAGATATCTCTAGGCACATAAATGACTTGACTGTTTGTAATCGCTATTCCTGTGATATGACCATCAGTGATAGCAGCAGTACCGATACCAATTAATTGTGGTTGAGTATTAGTTCCTGTTTGAATAGCAACATTAACAGTTGTCTGAACTCCTATTCTATAACCTGAACCACTATTACCAATACTGATAGAAGACACGGTTCCTGCAGCAGAAACAATCGCAGTTCCACCAGCACCAATGAGAGGTTGATATCCAAATCCACCAGTAGATCCAACAGAAGCAACTATACCACCAACAGGAATATTAGAATTATTGGGATCACTCGCAAGAGATGTCGCTGTTCCTGTAAATGTGATCGTGGTAATTCCTGATCCCTCAGATAAAGTATAATCTTGGAAAGTAGATAGTCCACCAGTAGGGCCTTGGAAGATTCCGTTAATAAGAATACAAGCATTATTGGTAGAGAATCCTACAGCGTTTGAACCATTTGATTTTAAAGTAAATGTTTTACCAACACCAGTGAAACTTTGAGATATGTCATCAAAAACTTGGTTGGTTGCGTATGGTCTATTACTGCTGTTTGCAGCCGCACTTCTCATAAAGGTTCTTCCTTGGAAAGTAGAGAAGGTTGTAATACCTACCCAATCCCTCTCTTCAGGACGATTGGTTGTAGAACTAATAGGAGTTGGCCCCTTAGGTGCTTCAATAAAGTTAATGGTATTTTCAACAATGTTGTAATCGCCATCAACCTTTGTAATTAAAGAATCTAAAGTGTGAATACCAAGTGCTGTTCCCATCCACTGACGATCAACTAGAAGGAAATTAGTGCTACCAAATCCCACTGTATTAACCTTCATTATCTCTTCATTAATCTTAATTAAATCTCCACCAGTAATTGATGTAACACCTGACGTTTTTACTGTTACATCAGCAATTCCTAAGAGTTCTGTTAATCCAGTGGTAACAGCTGTGGATACAATGGGTTGTTGAATTGCATTATCAATTCCAATTAAACACTTAGTATTTTGATTACGTGCTGTTATTGTATGAGCCGCACCTGTTCCCACTGCAGATAAATGTATTTCATTAGGAACTGTTTTTAATGCATCCTCTGGAGTCTTAGCAAATTTAAGGGTAGTCTCATCTACCTTGATAGCATAAACAGTTGAAGGTAATAATGTAGTGGTTCCAATACCTGTAATTGTTGTTGTTGCAATTCCAATAGGAGTGTTGGTTCCAAAAGCATAAGTAACCTCCTCTCCAGTTACAAAGAAGTGCTCTGGAATTGTAACACTATTCTTTGTAATATCCACCACAGAAGAATCACTACCATCAAATGATCTAGCAAATATATCTCTTCCATCATGTTGTAAATTAAATGCTCTAATAACATCAACTCCAGTTCCTGTATAATCACCAAATCCAGCTCTAATAGATGCATTATTAAGATCAATCTCCTCAACTGCATCAATGGCAGAGTTTTCTGCAGCAATCTGCAAACTCATTTGAAATACACGAACCTGAACATCAATATCTTCATTTGGTGTGTAAAGAAGATTTACAAAAGTAGATGAAACTGCAGCACCCACAGTTCCTAAACCTGCAACACTTGTGATATTTCCATATTCAGTTATATAAGTTTCTGAACTATCATTCAAGACGATAACTTCAGACATCTCATAACGACTATTAGTTACATCCTCTACGCTTAAAATATAGTAAGCAGCATTATGATCATTAGTTTCTACAGTATTATTAATATCATATTGAGCAATAACATTTTCTGTAGGAGAACCAGAAGCATCAATAGATGTATAAGTCGAATCTATAAATGCTAAATCTTGCTCTCCAATGCCAAGGAATTGAGTTCCGATTCCTGTGCTACCCGAAGCAGTATCTGCTATAGAAACTCTGATGGTATCTACAGATGCAGCAATACCAGTGTGAGGAACAAACTGAACAATTATATTTCCAGTGGCCATTGATGCGGTATATGTACCAAGACCAGCACCACCACCAGTGGTATCACTATCTGTTGCTAGTTGACCATACTCTAAAAGATCTACATTGGTTCCGTCATGAAGGATACTAAGTTCATCGTATTCCATTCTTCCGTTATCAGCATTAATCATAACGAGGACTTTTGAACTTCTATATGTGGATGCGATTCCAACAATTGTAGTAGCAGTTCCTGTGGGTACAGCAGTTTGAGTAGAATCAATATTAATGAAATTACCAAGAGTGGTTGATCCAATACCTGTAGTATTAGCAAAACCAATTATATCAAAACTAGCAGAAGTAATGTTATAGTTATTAACACTGAACTTAGTGGGGAAGAATAGAAGTTGACCATTATTACCACTTACACCAAAATCAAAACTTCCTAAATCTAGAACTGATTCCACTCTTCCATAATTATTAACAAAACCTACTGATCCATTTTGTAATAGAGTAACAATACTAACTTGACGTTCTCCAGTGAAAGTCTTGTCCTTAACAAGAGTAACAAATTTCTTGGATCTTTGTGTAATAGAAAATTCAGTTGCGACGGAGAATCTTGTGGATCTAGGGTTACTACTAAATTCTGTGCTAAAATCATCAATAGTCAAAACTCTGTTTCCAACAGATTCAAAATAATCAGTTAGAACTCTAGAGTTGAAATACATTTGATCAGATAGAGTTTCATTATCACTAATGCTTAAAGAATTTTCTGTAACTAGATCAAAACTTGGATAGCAATTTACATCAACTACCCCAATAGCATCAATGAAGGCTATTAGATCACTATCTTTAGCAGAAGTAGGTGCAGCAGTAGAATGCGACTCTACTAATAAATCACTAAATTTCAAGAATCCACTAGGATGATTTAATTTACTTACTGCATCATTCCATTTATCTAAAGATACTTTAGATTTTAATGAATAAGAGAAGTTTTGATAGTAAAAATTATCAGGTAATCTTTGAAGGTTATCATTAAGGAATCCAGTTTCTCTTTCAAATCCTTGCTTAACCACTGATCCAGCATCAACTTTAATAGCCGATTCAAAGTCAATTTTAGATTGTATAGTTCCTGATGTTCGAGAAGTTCTACCCTCAATCAAATCTCCGATATTAAATTCATCTGAAGATGATATTTTTAAACTTTCATTTCTATTGTTCCAACTTTCAACCTTTCCAACTTTAGTTCCCGATGTTACTTGTTCACCTTCAATAAAATTATTTTTTTGAAGTTTAATATCAAATTGTGGGAAATCTTTTTGAGGGACAATTACTCCAGCAGAGTTTAGAACATCTTGATTACCAGGAAATGCATTCTCTGGTAAAAGTCCAGATAAACTGTAAGTGACAAATCCTACACTTCCTCCAAGAGGAATATTTACTGCTGTTAAAGTAAAGAGTGAATACTCATAGTTAGAAGAATTATATCCATAACCAGTTGTACCAACACCAACACTTACATTTTCAATTAGAACCTTATCTCCAACACTGAAAGGAGAGGAGTCACTAAACGAGGTATCTAAACCAATTGTCACATCTTGGGTGCTTGCATCATAAGTAATGGTGTTAATACCAATTCCATTTACATTACCTGTCGGTATGATGGAGGGGGGTGTATTGAACATCCCCTTTGTGTTTTTCAAAATAGTAACTTGTTGATCACCAATTTCATATCTTAGATCAACATCTTTTACTTGCTTACCAGTAAATCCATCAAGAACTATTAGATTAGGGGCTATTGTGTAATTTTTACCAGCAGAACTAACTCCGATAGATTCAAAAGATGTTAATGATTCAATCTGTAATATTTCAGGAAGATTAGCAACAGGTCTTATGGTGTTATCTGCTGAGTAATTAAAACCAATATTTTCAATTTCTGTAGAAATTATTTTTCCAATAGTAGAACTAGAAGGTTCTAAAATAGAGTCCGTTCCTACACCAGTGACAATGGAAGAAACTCCAACTATCTCTCTATAACCATTTCCTTGTGACTTTAATTTAATTTCTGCGATTGCTCCATATGCTGTTGTAGAATCTGTAGAATACTCTAATAAAGCCTCTGATTCACTATAAGCAGGTCTTTCAGGACGAGTATTTAAATTATAAGTAAAGGTGTTTGTAGAACCAATACCAATTACAGCAAAGTTACCTGAATATACACTATCATCTATGTCAATCTGATTATAACCCTCTATCTCTTTATCAACAATAATTTCTTTTTTACTCTCAGAAATTAAAGATTCATTGATAGGAGTAAACTTGTAATATAATATCTCTGGTAAATCTTGAGTAACAGTTAATGTCAAACTTGCATTAGTGCTAATTCCAACTTTTCCTGTTTTAGATACCTCAAAAGTATTAGATGAAGTTGTAGAATAGAACTCATTTTTAAATTCTTTATCAGTATAAAGATTAAGATCAAAAGCAGAATAAGATGTTACACCAACAAAACTAGCTAATGAAGAATCTGATAGATCAAATCTTACGGTGTTATTTTTGGTAAGATTAGTTAAAGGATTGATAGGAGATAAAGTTCCTGCAGATGCCGAAGTTATATTTACAAATTCAGGTTCAAATTGTTCAGACTGATACTTACTTAAACATAATTTAATTTTACTGGTAGAAAATTTAAAAATATAATACATTTTTTCATCTTCCAATCCTCCAGATGCAGTGGTGGCTGTATGAATTACTTTATCACCAGTGCTTAAACCATGATTAGTAATTTCAATCGTATTAGCAGTTATATCAACATTACCTGCTACAAATGATTTTGGATCAAATACTATTCTTCTATTAAAATCATTATATTTAACTGTAACTGTGGTTCCTATACCTGGTTGAACATTGATAGTTACATTGTCATTAAACTTTAATGCGTGTGTAGAAGCAGTGGCAACTGTAACTGTATTTTTATGAGCCTCTGCGTTGACCACATTACTCTTGACTGTTTTAAAACTATGGAATACTCCTGTGCCAATTCCTGTGAGTCTTAACAATCCTCTATTACGTGTAGTGCTTGCAATACCTACAAACGTACCCGTGCTTCCAATCCCAACTTGGAATGTTTGAATTCCAACTAAATCATTAGATATTTTTCCAACATACAAAGGAGCATTAGTTGGAAGACTGTATAATGTAATACCATCAGTAGACACTCCTATGGCATCACCAGTATTAGTGTTATAGTTAACAATATCACCAGTTTTTAAATTATGATTTGGAAGATAAATTGCCTCTGTTTGAATAAAGATTTGGGTGATACCTGCACCAGGATTTGAGAATGAAATAGTAGTTCCAATTCCCACTCCTGCAAGAGTTCCAATACCCAATGCTTCTTTTGGCTCGAAGTAAATTTCTTTATTTAATTCAAATATTACATCATTTTCTGGAGATGCGTTAAAGGTAAATTTTCTAGAATCTTCAGTTATTACAGATCCAGCAGTGTGAGCACTTCCCATCGTGCTCTCTTGAGCTCTAAGAACTCTCAATCTGGAATTTACTCTATCAACCTGAAGCACTTTTATGGTTTCCGTTCCAATTCCCAAAATATCATTTTCTCTAATTGATAAAAGATTATCTGAAAGTGATCCTGATATTCCAAAATAAGTTACTATTCCAGTTACCCCAATCGTTGATACAGCACCTGCAAGCAAAACACTCTCCGTTTTTACTCCAATATTAAAACTTCCTTGTAGATGATCGGTAGAGGTATTAAATCCAGATAAGGAAACTAAATTTAGATTGGTGAAATTATGAGGAGAAGTGGAGAATGCAATATATTGTCCATTTACATCAAAAGGAGCAATTTCTAAATCAAATACAGTACTACTTGCAACACTAATATTATTGACTACTTTTCCACCTACCTTAGAAACAATTCCCTTAGCCCTTTGAGAACTATCACTTAATTGCCCAAAATTAATCGTGTCATTGACCTGATAATTATTTCCTCCTGTCAATATCCCTACTTTATCAATAGATCCAGTAGAAACTAAATTTATATCAATTAATTGCTCTCTTTCTTTATTTGGTTGATATAAAAATTCATATGATGCATTATCTTCAGTTAAAGAGTATGGAGTGGTGTTTCTGAAATACTCTGTTTTATTTAAATCATAAGATTTTTGATTAATACTTATATCATAATTAAAATTATTAGGTTTAGACTTAAATGTATTTCCAATCAAATAAGGGAACTGTGGTTTTCTATATCTATTGAAAGCCCCTGCATTCTCAATACTAGTAGGATTGATAGTTGAGAAATATGCATAAACACCGTTTGGATAATCAGGAGTTACACAAAAACGACCATTATGTTCATCTAAGTCTCCTGAATTGTTAAATGCAAAATCTTCTACAAAAAATCCTTGAGGAAAGATTGATAATGGAGGTCTATTGGACGCTGTTACTGGTTTGTAACCAGATTCCATAGCTCTAACAAATCCACCAGTTTGTGTTTCATATCCATATGGGCCATAGATTGGATTTCCGTCATAAGCCCATCCAATTATAGGAGAATGAAATTCTGCCGCAACTTCTTCTCCATCAACTTTTTGTAAATCCAATAATCCATATTTTATATTATTATCTTGATCTCTAACATATAGAGATTCTCTTAATTTACGAGGAGCATATAAATGAGTGTATTCAATACCAAATTCTGAATTTTCTGCGGCTTCTAAAATTCCATCATCTTCAGAAATGATATCTACGTATTTTTGAAATAAATTAACTGTCCAAGTCTTAAGTTGTGCTCTTAATTTTCCATTAGAAGCATCAGTTGTTACAGCCACTCCGACAGACCCTGTATAACCAATACCAGGATTATCAATTCTTACACTAGTAATTTTTCCATCATTAACAATAGGAACTAACTTTCCAAAATTACCTTGATTAGCAGTAACCACTAATTTAGGAGGTGCGTTATAACCCTCACCTTGATTATCGACCTGAACTTCAACTATTCTACCATTATTAATAATTGGAGTGATTTCTGCACCCGATCCAGTCTTAAGCGTTAATAATGGTTGACGGTCATAGTTTATAATTTCAGAAGAACCATAATTTGATCCTTCATTCGTTACCTGTACAGATTTAATTGATCCTTTAAATAAAGGTTGAAGTTTTGCTCGGAAATCTTGTCCTGTTGCTGTGATAACTCCTATTTCACCAGTTAAAGTTACTGTGATTGGTTCATAGTTAAAAGTATGAGTTCCCGTCCCTAAACCAGCAA